AAGGCGGCGTCGATGTGGTTGTTGACTCCTCGGCCTATTCCGTCGCCAGTTATATCGCGATGGCTGGCGATCGGGTTGTGATGGCAAAGAATGCCATGATGATGGTTCACAATCCGTGGACGATGGCAATGGGCAGTGCGGTTGAGCTGCGAAAGACGGCCGATGTTCTGGATAAGTACCGCGATTCAATCATTGATGCCTACACGGACAGAACGAAAAAAGACCGCAAGAAAATGATGAGCATTCTCGATGCGGAAACATGGTACACAGCATCGGAGGCTGTGGCGGCTGGCTTTGCAACGGAGGTCGGTGATATTATTGTTGACGCTCCTTCATTCGCAAAAGCGATGTACGGCGGGAAGCCAGACGGCGATCAGAAGAACGAGCCATTTGCAGGCAGTCGGACACCGGCGACGCTTGCGGCAAAGGAAATCAGGCTTCAGCAGATCAAGGCAATGTTTGGGCGATAACATGAAAACAGCAGTGATTATCGGGCAGAATCAACCAGACTATTACCTTCAAGAAATTATCAACGAGCATGATCGCGTCATTATCTTCGAGCCGCTTCCAGATGCGGCAAAAGCCTGTCGAGAATTTTGTTCCGATATGCCGGACGTGATTGTTTTTGAAGCAGCATGTGGAGAGGCATTCAGCAACGCGGCGTTCAATTGTTACAACGTGGATGGCCTGTCGTCGTCACTCGGCACGATCTCAGCCGATGCCGTGCAGTTGTACGGTGGAGACTATGACCTGTCACTGACGGGCACAATTGATGTGCAGGTGCTGCATCTGGGATTCATGTTGCAGATGATGGGTGTCGAGACGATCGATTTACTGTTCATCGACGCGCAGGGCATGGACTTTACGATCCTGAAAACGGTCGAGCCGTGGTTGGCTGAATCGCGTTTGCAAACAGTGCAAATGGAAGCAGACGGGATGGGGTTTATTCATTATCACGGACTGCCGGACAACAGCGAGGACAGCATTCGGGAATGGATGAAGCGATTCCCCCAGTATGCAGTGAGCTGTCTCAATGGGAGGCGTGAGGAACAGCCAGATTTGTTTTTGCAGTTGACAGGCGAACAAAAACCTGTTTAGATATTCATACGCGGGGAGAAATCCCCCACCGAACATTCTGAATCTGAGCAACTCGTTAGCGGCCAGAGTCAGGCGATTAAATTCCGCCGACTTTTTGCGCCGCTTTTTTCATGGCCTGAGTCGGCATCACACCCGATTCAGGAGTTCATGAAATGATTTGGAGTCTCAAGGTAATTCGCGAACAGATCGACGAAGAACTCGGCAAGGTTGATGCCATCGTCGCTCTTGCAAAAGAAGAAAACCGCGATTTGTCGGCAGAAGAAACAGCCGAAGTGGATCGCATTCAGGGCACCGACGACAAGCCTGGCGTTCTGCAAAAGTTGTACGCTGACGAAAAGCGTGCTGCTCGCATGTCGCAGAACTCGGCCGCACGAGTTCGCTCAATTGGCTCAATTGAAGTCAGCGGATCAACCGCAGGAAATTCAATTGCTGCATCTGAGCCGCCTCGCATTAAGGTTCCGGCAACTGCCAAGCGTCACGGCACCGTCAAGCACTTCAAGGGGCCAGACGCAGAAGCAAACGCCTACCTGACCGGCCGTTTCTTGATGGCCGCCATCGCAAACCATGAGCCGTCAAAGATGTGGCTCAAGGAGCATGGAATCCAGATGGCTGGAGCCAGCGACGACAACTCAAAGGGCGGCTATCTCGTTCCGGAAGTTCTGGAAAACGCAATGGTTGACCTGAAGGAAGAGTACGGACAGTTTCGGCAGTATGCTCGCAACTGGCCAATGTCTTCTGATGTGAGCTTGATTCCACGTCGAGTGAGCGGGTTCACGACATACTTCGTGGGCCAGAACGACGCAATCACGGCCTCAGATACCGTGATGGATCAGGTGCGGCTGGAAGCGAAGAAGCTGGCCGCAATGACTCAGTTCTCATCCGAATTGAGTGAAGATGCCATCATCTCCGTCGCTGACTTCTACGCTCGAGAGTTTGCGTATGCACTCGCGGTCAAAGAAGACCAGTGCGGGTTCCTTGGCGACGGCACCAGCACCTATGGCGGGATCGTTGGGCTGGACGGTGCGTTGGCTGCTGGTTCAATTGCAACCGCAACGGCAATCACGACAGCCGCAGCCCTGACAATCACGCACTTCGAAGCGTGCATTGCGAAGCTGCCTCGATTCCCTGGCATTCAGCCAGCGTGGTACATGCACAACAGCATCTACCATACAACGGCTGGCCGATTGCAGTTTGCTGCTGGCGGAAACGCTGTCAGCGACTTGGCAGGCGGTTCGCAGTTGCAGTTCATGGGTTATCCCGTGCGACTGATCAACGCAATGCCATCGGCCGCAGCAACCACTGTAAAGGTTGCCTATTTTGGCGACTTGAGTATGGCGGCCACGATGGGAACCCGTCGAGGTGTCACTCTGCGAGCTGATGAGTCGATCTACTTTGCTCAGGACGCTCTGGCGTTGCGAGTCACGGAACGATTCGACATCAACATCCATGAACGCGGAACAGCATCCGTTGCTGGTCCAATCGTAGCTCTGCAGATGGGCTGATAGTTGATCCACTCGTAGCTCCGGGTGGACCCGGCCGGAACGCTGGCTCGCTGGCGTTCCGGTCTTTTAGAAATCAAACACAAATCAATTTTGCATAAGGGAACACGATGAAGAATCAACAGGCTACTTCTGCCGTGATTGCACTGTCTGCACAGACAGCAGCAGCGACAGCGACGGTCGCAGGAACGATCGTCGACATGAAAGGTGCAGACTATGCTACGATCATCTTGGCAGCATCAGCAGCGGCCAACACGAACGCGGCTCCTGTCGTCGTCAAGATTCAGGAGTCTGACACTACCACAACCACTGATTTCACAGACATCAGCACAAGCACGATGCAGTTGTCTGTAACGCTGTCGACAACTGCAGGTCGCGTTGCCAAATTCCATGTCAACAACGACGGAACGCGAAAGCGTTACATTCGTCTGTTTGCAACGCCTGGCACGCACACCACCAACAGCGTCGTATCGCTGGCTGCGGTGGCAGAACTGGTTCTCGATGTGGCTCCGTCTGGCACAACAGGTCAGGCTGACTTCGTCGCGATTGGCTGAGTTTTATTCATAACACCCGGAGCAAACGAGTGACCTCAAAATCTGTAAAAGTGTGCGGCATGATGACCTCGCCGCGTTATGTCAATTGCCTGTGTCGAGATTACATCGACGCAGCTTTTGTGGCGGCAAAAATACCCTTGCAGGATTCGCAAGGAGTGTTCTACGGCCAGTGCATGCAGCGAATGCTGACGCAGGCTATCGAAAAGGAAGTTGACATTGCTGTGGTATGTGATGGCGATTCGCTGTTTACGGATCGCGACATCATGCGGTTGCTGCAAACGCTGGAATCGAATCCGCATATCGATGCACTGGCATCCATGCAGATCCGGCGTGGAAACAAAACGATGCTGGCCAGCATCAAGGGACAATCGACAGCAGAAGTGCGCGGCGAGCCTTTGCAGGTTTCAACCGCACATTTCGGGCTGACGGTAATTGATCTGCGAAAACTTAAAAACGTTCCGAAGCCTTGGTTCTGGTCGAAGCCTGACGAGAATGGCGAATGGGGTGACCTTCGAATTGATGACGACATCTGGTTTTGGAAGCAGTGGGAAGCGGCTGGCAACACGGTCTATCTCGATCCGCAAACGCGAATCGGACACATGGAAGAAATGGTTGTCATGGTCGAGCCGCAGACATATGAGGCAGTTCACGCTTACCCGAACGAATGGATCGAATCATGCAGGTCGAACTGATACAGGACTGGCGAGGCTATCGAGTCGGTGCCCGGTTTCCTATGGAAGTGATCGGCGGAGGTGTCTTTGATGTTCTGCAACGTAACCGAGTGGCTCGATTACTACCCGAGCCAGACGACCAGAATCAAGGATCAGGAAATCCGGTCGACAGTCCGCGTGGTGACTCCACCGACGACCGAGCCAGTGACAATCGCAGAAGCGAAAACGCAGCTCAACATCGGGGCAAGCGACGACAGCCATGACACCGAACTGGCAGCGTTGATCGCAGCGGCCAGAGAGGAATGGGAGCGAGATACATCGATTGCGTTGATCACCCGAACGCTCGAGCATCGGTTGCCGAAGTTCCTGACGGTGATTCAGTTGTCCGTGCGGCCAGTGATTGCGATATCATTTGTGAAGTACACCGACGCACTTGGGGTCGAGCAAACGGTTTCTTCGGCTGATTACTACCTTGATGGCGACGAAGTCAGGTTTCTCAGCACGTTCACGAATCCAACACTGCAGGACCGAAGCGAGGCCGTGCGAGTGACCTACACAGCCGGATATGGCAGCAGCTCAAGTGCTTGTCCGGAGATGGATCGAATGGCGATCAGGTTGAGCTTGGCTCATCGGTTTGAAGATCGCGACATGATTTCAGCGGCCGGGGAACGCAGAGCCTATGAAGCACTTGTCGCAAAGAAAATGAGGGCGAGCTATCCATGAGCTTCCGTCCGGAAAAACGATTTCGACTCGGAACGATGCGGCACAAGGTCACGGTCAGCGTTGAGACGACAACGCAGGACGGAGCTGGGCAGCCAGTTGTGACGATGGTGAACTGGCTAGTCGATGAGCCAGCAAAGTTTGAACCGACGACCGGCGGCGAAGGAGCACAAGGGCGTCAGGTTGAGGCTGGAATCACTGCGATCTTCACGGTTCGATATCGCAGCGGGTATACGCCAGAAATGGCCGTAACATTCAACGGGCAGAGATATTGGATTGTCCACGTCAAAGCCGTTCAGGGCATGGATCGTTACCGAGAGCTTTACTGTAAATCGGTGGTGTTGTAATGGCTGCACGAACAAGCGTCGGGTTTTCGATGGCAGGTGCGGAAAAGCTGGTCAAGCAGCTTGAAGCATTGGCGATTGAGGTGCGCGAGAAAGTCGGTCAGCAGGCATTGACAGCAGGCATGGTGCCAGTTCAAACAGCCGTCCGATCGAATTCACCAGAAAGCAGCAGCACGAGATCACGCGAAAAGCAGTCGAGCAAAACGAAGAAGAAGTGGTCTGGCTCTAAAAAGCTGAAAGACACGATTCGGTCGGTTGTCAGAACACGTCGAAAAGCCGGAATCACGGCAGGGCTGATCGGGCTGGTTGGTCCGTCCT